TATTCCAATTTGATATGTGGGGATTAACTGAAAATGATTTATCTGGTTATTGGGATTGGAGTAAATTAAAGAACGATGTTAGTGAATATGGTGTTTGTAATTCATTATTTACAGCACAAATGCCTGTAGCGTCTTCCGCAAAAATCACAGGATCATTTGAAATGACTGAACCGGCACACTCGGCGTTGTTTAACAGAAGAGTAGTTGGTGGTGAAATTTTGATTGTTAACAAATATTTGATTAATGATTTTGAAAAAATTGGTATATGGTCTGAGGACTTAAAAAATGAAATCATTATGAACGAAGGATCAATTCAGAATATTAATTTTAATAACTATTTGGATCCTGAGGATAAAAATTACAATAAGAAAGTGAAACGAATTGAACATTTAATCCCTAAATACAAAACAATTTGGGAAATTTCACAAAAAGAACTTATTAACATGGCGGCTGATAGAGCACCATTTATTGATCAATCACAATCAATGAATATTTATATGTCAAATCCATCGTTATCAAAGATTACCTCATCACACTTCCATTCTTGGGAAAAAGGATTGAAAACACTTTGTTATTATGTGAGAACTAAAGCGATTTCAACGGGAGCAAAACATTTAGCCGTTGATATTTCTAAAAAAGAAAAACCAAAATTAATTCCTGAGACACCTAAAGTTGATTTTACAAGTATGAACTTACCACCAAAACCTGATAGTTCAGAGTTTGAGTGTTTTGGGTGTTCATCGTAAGATGGATTGCGTATCATCAAAAAAATCCCGTTAATTCGGGATTTTTTATTTTATATTGTATTTATTCAAAAATTGTTAAGAGTATATTTATTGAATATGGCAAATGGAATAACATACGGTATAAATTTTCCTTTCAGAGATTCGTTTGTTGGTCGATACTTAGATACATCAAATGATAGTGATGAAGAAATAAGAAGTAATCTTGTTCATTTATTATTAAGTAAAAAGGGAACAAGATATTTTTTACCTGATTTTGGGTCAAGATTATATGAATATATATTTGAACCATTGGATGGACCAACATTTAGTGAAATTGAAAGTGAAATAAGAGATTCGGTTAGTAAATATATGCCTGGTATCCTGATTACTAACATTAAGATCACAGATGCTTCAATGGGGGATGAAAACCAAGGAACATATATAAATCAATACGGTGAAAAAGAATTTACGGTTCCAAATATCGCACAATTAGAACATACGGCAAAAGTAAGAATTGATTATAGGAACACTAATAACGCTTTCAATTCAAGCGATTTTGTAATTATCAATATTTAATAGTATATGGCAAATAAAAAAATATCGTACACAACGAGAGATTTTGCGGGAATAAGAACTGAACTTATAAATTTTACAAGAACCTATTATCCCGATCTTGTTCAGAATTTTAACGATGCTGGTGTATTTTCAGTATTGTTAGATTTAAATGCCGCAGTAACTGATAACTTACAATTTCAAATTGATAGAAGTATTCAAGAAACAGTATTACAATACGCACAACAAAAATCATCAATTTATAATATTGCAAGAACCTATGGTTTAAAAATTCCGGGATCAAGACCGTCAGTTGCGTTAGTTGACTTTTCAATTACAGTACCTGCTTTTGGAGATAAAGAAGATTTAAGGTATTGTGGTATCTTAAGACGAGGATCTCAAGTAAACGGAGCGGGACAACCATTTGAAACTGTTTATGATATTGATTTTGCTTCACCAACAAATGCGGAAGGATCCCCAAATAGATTAAAAGTGCCAAATTTTGACTCTAATAATAATTTAATTAATTATACCATTACAAAACGAGAAGTTGTGGTTAATGGTATTACTAAAGTTTTTAAGAGAGTAATTACACCAAATGATGTTAAACCATTTTTTGAATTGTTTTTACCCGAAAAAAATGTTTTGGGTATTACAAGTGTGTTACTTAAAGATGGTACACAATATACGTCACCACCATCACCTCAAGAATTTTTAGGTTTGGAGAATAGATGGTATGAAGTACAAGCATTAGCAGAAGATAGAGTATTTGTTGAGGACCCAACTAAACCATCTGACCAGCCAGGTATAAAGGTTGGTAAATATATTGTTACAAGCACTAAATTTATTAGTGAGTTTACACCTGAAGGGTTTTGTAAATTAACATTTGGTGGTGGAAACGTATCTGCTGAAGAACAGTTAAGAGAATTTGCAAGAGATGGTGTGGGATTTGATTTAAACAAATATGTTAATAATTTGGCTTTAGGTAGTGCATTAAAATCAAACTCTACTTTATTTGTTCAGTATAGAGTTGGGGGTGGACAATCAACAAATTTAGGTGTAAATATTATTACACAAATAGGGACTGTATCCTTTTTTGTAAATGGACCATCAGAATCTATTAACTCGACTGTTGTTAATTCTCTTAGAGTAAACAATGTTACGGCAGCAATTGGAGGAGCTAACCCACCAACAACTGAAGAAGTTAGACAATATGTAACATATAACTTTGCTGCACAAAACAGGGCAGTAACTGTTAATGATTATGAGTCAGCTTTAAGAACGATGCCATCACAATTTGGTGCTCCGGGTAAAGTTTCTATTGTTGAAGAAAATAACAAGATAAAGATAAAGATGTTGTCATACGATACAAGTGGTAATTTAACTGAGGTTGTATCAAATACTCTTAAAAGTAATGTTGCTAATTACTTATCTAACTATAGAATGATCAATGATTATATATCTGTTGAAACCGCTAATGTAATTGATTTAGCACTTGATATTGATGTTGTTTTAGATTCTAGTCAAAATCAAGGATCTATTGTTGCTAAGATAATTAATATTGTTACAACATACTTTAGTCCTGCAGTTAGAGGTCTTGGTCAAAATGTATATATCTCTGAAATAAGAAGATTAATACAAAGTGAAAACGGTGTTATTTCTGTGTCCGGTATATTTGTTTATAATAAAGTTGGTGGGCAATATTCGTCATCACAAACTTCACAACAATATGAGGACGCATCAACAAAACAGATACAATTAATTGCGGATACAGTATTTGCGGAACCAACACAAATATATCAAATTAGGTTCCCTAATAAGGACATTACGGTTAATGTTCTTAACTTTAAGACGATTAATTTCTCCTGATAATTTATTTTTTAAATAAAAGAATTATTTTTTGAAAATAGGAAATAAACTATTTATCAAGAAAGAATAAATAATGCCAAAATCATATAGAATACGTACAACACCCGGTACTGAGAAGACAATTAATATTCAGTTAGAACAGGATTTTGAATTCTTGGAGATCTTATCACTTAAGATTAATCAGGGTGACATCTATAATAGAATGTGTTCTGACTATGGTGTTATTATAGGTAGAGTATTAGTTAATAATGGATATGGGGTACCAAACGCTAGAGTATCTGTTTTTATACCAATTGAAGATGTTGACATTGACAACCCAATAATCTCTGAACTTTATCCTTATCAAACACTATCTGATGTAAGTGTAGATGGTTATAGATATAATTTATTACCTAAAGAACCCTCTTATACAGGACACGCGGCAACAGGAACTTTTCCATCAAAAGAAGAAATATTGACAGATCAATCATATGTTGAGGTTTATGACAAGTATTATAGATTTTCGGTAAGAACAAATGATAGTGGGGATTATATGATATTCGGAGTTCCAACAGGGACACAAACGGTTTTGATGGATGTTGATTTATCTGATATTGGATGTTTTTCGCTTTCACCTCAAGATTTAATTGACTCTGGAGTTGCCGTTGAATCCCAAGTTAATGGATCTAAATTTAAAACTTCAACTAATCTTAATGAGTTACCACAAATTGTTACTTTAAATAAAATTATTGAAGTTGCTCCATTATGGGGAGAACCTGAGATATGTTTATTAGGTATTACCCGTGCTGACTTTGATTTAACAGCGAGTGCTAATATTAGTATAAAACCAAACGCGGTTTTTATGGGGTCTCTAATATCAACAACAGACGATGATGCGGTTAAACCATTAACTTGTAAACCTAAAAATAATACAGGTAACCTATGTGAGTTAGTTGCGGGACCTGGTCAAATATTGTCAATTAGACAAACAATTAACGTTGATGAAAATGGTAGACCAATACTTGAAACTCACGAATTAGATCAAGATGGTAAAGTAATTGATTCAGATGGGACATTTTTAATTAATGTTCCAATGAATTTAAATTATATTGTTACTAATGAATTTGGTGAACAGATTTTATCGAATGACCCAACTAAGGGAATCCCAACCAAAGGTAAATATAGGTTTAAATTTAAATGGCAAAATGAACAAGGATTACAGAATCCTTTTATGAGGGGACATTATTTAGTTCCTAACATAAAAGAGCATGGTTGGCTAAATCCGGCTGTGGATCCTCTAAAAGATTTTCCTACAACACCTTATCAATTTATTTTACCTAATGGTACTTTAACATCATCATTTTCTTTAAACAACACATCAGATGGTGGTTTAGTTTTAGATAACAAAATTAATGTGGGAAGTTTTACGGTATTATTAAACGGTAACCCTTATTTTGGTGATTTAGAAAGTATTCCAATTACAGTAATACCAACAATTATTACAATAAATGTTGTTCCTGTTAATCCGGGTACTTTAACTGAATTTAATTATACATTTTATCAAAAACCAACTTATGATGCCTTAAGGTCGTATGCTTTTAGTTTAGATTGGAATGACTACGGTGATAACACTACAACTTCAGGACAACAAATGATCCAAGATGCGATTGATTGTGAGGATAAATTTTATGAATTCAATTATAATAAAGTTTATACCACATCTATGTTCTTAGACAGATATAAAAAAGGTGCGGGAAGGGCAAGACATTTAGGAATTAAAGAAATAGATAATAGAACTTGTAAATCTACCGTTAATACTTTCCCCGTTAATGACATTATAAGAAATTTTGATTTTATATTTTTTGTATTTAATTTGTTACTTAACATTTTGGCAATACCAATATTAATTATTTTGTGGCTTGCTCACTTTATTGCATTAATATGGCCTGTTTTAAAATACCTTTTGATTATTTTAGGAATTTATTTTGGGTATCAGGCGATCCAACAAGGTATTGATGTTGTAAATTCAATATTAGAGGGAACTACAGGATTTGCAGTACCTGGAGGTCCTGTAATTAATGCCGGAGTAATATTAAGAATTGCGGCACAACTTTTAGCGGCGTTATTTAAATTAGCATTATCGTTAGCGTTTATTGCTTTTACTGCAATTTATTTAATTAAGATTGATAATTTCCCAAGATTAGGTTTACCGATGTTATCGTATCCTGAGTGTACAAGTTGTGATTGTGATTGTGGTAATGCTGAGGTTGATGATGATATTGATGAAAATACAGTAAATGCAAGTATTGAAGAACAACAAAATGGTTTAGACGATAGTAATATACAGTACGCACAATCAACATCATTTATTGCACCTGTAAATTTAGCGTCATCTTATACGGTACTTCATCCGAACTTAGAAAACTTCCCCGGTGAAGATAGTGATGATAATGATAAAGGGTATTTTTATGCGGCGGGATCTTTAGGTCCAAGTATACAATATAAATCATTACTAAATAGAGTGGTTGATGATCAAGTTGGTGGTGAGGTCGTTGTGGACGCTGTTTTAGATTTTAGAAGATTATTTTCAGGATATGATGTCCTTTCATCTACTACTGATCCAAATGCTTTTAATAAGTATCATGCTCCTCAACCATTTTTATTTGCTGCGGAAAAAGATCTTGGTGTTCACTATAGGTGGTTTGGATTTCCTAGAACTGAAACTTATCCACAAAAATTAAATGAATTTAATACAAGAGATAAATATTTTGGGAATAATTCACCTAATGTCATTAGGACAACCGTAAATCCACAATTAAGTGTGGCCCCATATAATTTAGGAACCCAAGCAACATTTACGGATCAAATTATTGTTGTTCTGGCTAATCCTGGTACAGCACAACAGTTAGGTATAGGGGAAATTGTTACTTTTCAAGACCCTAATTTTGATAATGGGTTAGTTATAAAAAGAAATATAAATTTAACGGGGGCAACATTAAATGATTTTGGTAATAATTCGGTGACAGGAACAACCGTTTTATCTGCTGCGCCAAATACAACTGCTAACGTCGTACCAATATCAGTTCCTTTACAGTATGCGGCAACTAATGGTGCGGCATCCAATGTCTTCATTAATATTATACAAACTGGTGATACAGTCACGGCAACAACTAAATCGGATTATTTAAAATACCCAACAGACATGGAATATTTCCAAGTTATAACGGGAGTTACTGTGTCACAATTTATAACAATGGCAGATTTTACAAATAATACGTTATTTCCTGAAAGATTTTTAAGACACAAAATAAGTTATATAATATCTCGTCCGGCATCTGTATCAACCAATACCCCGGCATCTTATCCAATATCATTTCCAATTGCACCACCTACATTTATTGATGGTCAAACATATAATAACGTAAATAATATACCACAACTCCAAGTGAATAATTTCGATTCACTCGATTCATCGGC